CCCTGAAGTTCTGATTTCATCCTCATCCTCATCCTCTTGCCTTCTGATTTGGCCTAATGGAATTGTCCTTTAGTAATTGCGGTCTGGCAAGAGAGCGGTTAATACTACCGAAATTGGGCAAAGAAAACCGGGCCTTTCGGCCCGGGCTTCGCTGCGAGCGCCGGATCAGCGCCGGATCAGCGCAAGAAGACATTCGCAATAATGACGGCTAGTCCTACTATGAAGTTTGTCAAGAGAACTGTAAGGACGATTCCCTTGTTCGTGACATCGCCTAGACGCGATCTCTCCTTGTTTGCGGCTTCTCTGGCTGTCCTGTACTGCTCTAGTTCCTCTACACGATGAACGATGTTGTTATTCATCAGAGCCTCAACGGCTGGACGAACGAACTTCATATCCTTGTATAGCTCTAATAGCATGTCCTTCTGAGTCATTCCAATCAATGCTTCATCCATTTCTATTTCTCCCAGTAAGGCGTCGTACGTGGTCAAAGTGAGCCGCGCGGACATCCTCACTGGAGTCCAAGTCGGCGTGATGAGTTACCGCCCAATAGTCGTCTGCCAGCTTGCCGTTCATCTTCTCTCCTGCGCATTGAAGGTGAACGTACAAGGCATGCAGATTGCCATCGGGCATTAGGCGGTCTCCTCGCGCAATGAAGTCGTCTCCCGGTAGAAGAGGGTCTTCGCATACCGGGCAGGTGCGCTCATAGTCTGGGATTGTCACACCGGCTGTGTGAACGACGTAGTGCCATGCGCCTCCGTAGCGGAACCAGATGTAGCCGCTGCTGATGTCAACAGCCAGCGCCCCGTTATTGCTCGTATAGCCGTTGGCAGCAACTCCCGGAGTACCTGTAACTTGTGGTACACCAATTCCGCCGTGGCTTACGTCTAGGAAGTCATCCATGGCGATGATGTTTCCACCGCTTCTGGACGGGTATATCACTGAGTCGTATGTGCCCTTGCTGTCCGGAGACGTGCGGTGCAGGGCCAAGCCACCCGTACCTCTGAACCACTGAGCCGTGAAGTCTCCCGACGACGCAATGTGCGTGGCCTGAATAGACTGAGAGGCGATATCGGTAGCGGTGATAGAACCGGCGCTGATCTTGTCTCCTGTTATGCTTCCCGCGCTTATCTTGTCGCCAGTTATGCTTCCTGCGGCTATCTGCGAGCCTGTGATTGATCCGGCCTGTAGCTTGTCGGCTGTGATAGTGCCAGCGGCAATGTTGGTTGCTGTGATCGTCTGAGCCGCTATGTTGTTTCCCGTGATCGTCTGTGAGGCTATCTGAGTAGACGTTATCGTACCTGCGGCTATCACGGCGGAGGTTATTGCGCCTGCCGCTATATTCGGAGTCGATATAGCTCCTGCTGTTATCTGCGTTCCTGTGATAGTGCTGTTGGCGATCTGGGCGGCAGTAATAGTTCCAAGCGTTATCTCAGTCGCTGTGATAGCACCGGCAGCGATCTGCGTAGCCGTGATGCTGTGCGTAGCGATCTTGGACGCTGTGACCGCATTGGCGGCGATGGCGTCAGCACCGACAGCGCCAGCGGCTATGCTGCCAGCTAGGATGCTGTTGGCGGCTATCTGAGAGCTAGTGATGCTATTAGGCGCTATATCCGTGCCGCTTATGGCGGCGGTCCACGTCGAGCCGGTGGTGTTGCGATAGAGCTTCCCATCGCTGGCCAGCATGACCAGTTGGCCTTGTGGGTAGTTGTCGTCTGGCAGAGAAGGCAGGAACGACACGACGATTACGCGGCCAATAAGACCAGCGGCATAGTCTGAGGCTATGTTGGACGCCTCAAGCAGCTTGACGTGTCCAACGTCTGCGTCGTGATGCTGAGAGGCTAGGTCGATAATGCCATCAGTAAGCTGCACTTCATAAGAGAACTTAGACGACGTGAACGGCTTAGCGATTACCTTGGCAATGGTGAACTGCTCGTTAGACAAGCCAAGCAGTGAGTTTGTTATGTGGATTGTCTGACCGGCGAACAGCCCGCGCTTGTGGACCGTAACGGTTCCCGGCTGGAACGGATAGGCATGAGCATCAAGATACGCTTGGCCCGCTGCTGCTATGTCGTCTGACGTTATAAGAGTGGTGTCACGTAGCCCGCCTTCGTGGCGACCGTACGTTGCTATGCTGGTGGCGTCTGTGAACCAGCCCGCGATATTTGTTCCAACTACGTACACGGCGTTAACTAGCGTTACCGTGTCATCAGGAAGACTTATCGACTCGTAGCCAAACGTTCCAAGCCCATCAGGAGTGTCAGACAGGCCAAACGGAGCGATGTACAACGGCTCTGTCTTGAAGTAGTGAAGACTCTTGTTCATATCGACGTAGAACGAGCCGCCGGTCTTGCTGCAGGTATCGTTGATAGCCTCGTACAGCGTCATGCCCTTGACCTGCGAAACGAATGGGACAGGAGCAGACACTATCGTTTGCACGCCGCCGTAGGTGATCCCGTTCGTGCCATACGTCGTCAGCCAGTAGATGATACGGTCGCGGTCACTCTCGAAAACGTCACGGTCTTCTGTTATTACGTTGTCCGTGAGCAGAGTGGTTAAGTCCTGACAGCCTACGGTGTATCTAACGACGCCTTCTCCCGGAATCTCCGTTCGGGTGCGAGTCTTTATCGTGCCCCTGAAGATAGCTTGCTCGCCTTCGTTGATAACAACGTCGGCTTCAGGCACTATCGAGTAGATCGATCCGCTTGTGTCAACCACGTCGAACGTACAGGTAGCTAGAAGCGGTCCTCCGCTATTCTCTACCTTAAGCGTCTTGATAAGAACGTAGCTAGTTATGTCTTCGCCATTTACGATTATCGCTATTCCCGATACTCGCGTAGCACTAACTTGGCCAAACGCTTCTGTACTCGCTATGGCACCTACACCGGTTACGTACTTAGTTGCGTACGCAATCTGTGTTTCGCCAAACGCTTCATTCGAAGCGATAGAGTGGAGCGCTACTGTCGTGTATTGTGGTGCTACGGTTATGAGTCCGAACGCCTGCTGAGTCGCTATGCCTGTGAGTCCAAGAGGCTGCTGAGCAAGAACAGCAATCTGTCCGAACGCCTCTGCGGAGGTTATTCCGCCCGCGCCAATGCTTCCTCGTACATTTGTGCTTCCAAACGTCTCAGCAGAGCTAATTGCGGAAACCGCTATAGCCTGCCGACCAACGTTTACAAGTCCAAACGACTCTTCACTTGGAATGGCCTGCAATTCGGCGTACTGATACACGTTAAGGACTATTGCTAGTCCGAACGTTTCACCAGATACGATGTTTCCTATAGGCCCAACGGACTGCGTGGCGCTCTGAACAAGTACTGTACCGAACGCCTCTGCGGACACTATGCCTATCGGGAGAATATTGGTTACTGGATAGACTACAGTTGTTCCAAACGTCCCAGCCGTAGCTATTCCCGATAGCGTAACGGATGCCGTTGGAGGCACTACCGTTACGGTTCCGAACGCCTCGGCAGACACTATTCCTGATGGCGTAACTGACTGTGGTGGAGTGGTTGAAACTACGGTGGTTCCGAACGCCCCGGCAGACGCGATGCCAGTAGGCGCGATGACCTGCGTTACCTTGACGGTCCCGAACGCCTCAGCGGTCGGGATGCCGAACGCGCCGACCGTGGCAGGGGCAGGACCCCGGATGCCAAGCGTGTAGGCGACCCAATTGTTGGAGGACGGGAAGGTGAAGACGCCGGGGTCCTCGTACTGCGTGTTCAGGTGTCGTTCGGCGCTGGCAGCCCAGACGACGGACCCGGTCGTATGGGCTGCCTGCCCGTTGATGTAGTTCGTTGGGTAGGAGGTGATGCTGCCGTTCCCGAGGATGGTCGCCATCGCGAGGAACAGCCAGTCCGTCGTGCCCATGTCCGAGGTCGGGGCGTTCGGCGGGTCCGGGGTGGTGGACGTGCCGGTGGCTCGCGCCCACCCCCACGACCTCGCGGCGGACCCGGAGACTCGGTAGCAGGAGTACGCGACGCTGCCCGCGTTGTTCGTTGTGCCCGCGACGGTCGCGCCCTCCGTCCCGTCGGCGAGGCGGGTGAACAGCGATGCACCGTTGATCTGGTAGTAGTCCTCCCGCGTGAACCCCGTGACCGCCGAGAGGATGGTCCCGCCTACCCCCATCGCGCCCGCGACGATGACGAGAAGGTCGCCCGAGGCGATGCCGGTAGGAAGCGTGAGGGTGTGGGAGGTGGTGCCGCTCGCATCCACCCCGGAACTCCGGTCCTGCACGACGGGGCCTGCCGTGATGCCCGCCGCCCCGAACGCTTCAGCAGACGCTATGGCTCCTACGCCCGTTATGGCCGTTGTGGTAGGCAGCAGGAACGACGCTATGGCTACAGCGCCACCAGTGATGCTCGCTGTGGTCTGGGCGTAGGAGTCGGACTCGGCGCTCGTGTTCGTCGTGGAGACGCCGTAGCCAAAGTTATAGTGGCGGGCGAGGTTGGTCGAGTTGTTGTTTGTGCTCGTGATCGTTGTAGCCGCGCCCGTTACCGTGTGGCTAATGGTCTTGGTGCCGGAGGCGCTGTAGAACGAGACGCCAGCGACCAGCACCAGTTCGCCGGATACCACGTTCGTGCTGCCAGCCGTGGCGACGACGGTGGCGCCGGTTCCGGAGTTGGATGCTGTTTTGTCGAGTGGCGACGACCCTATGTTGCCGCTGAATTCCGCTAATTGAGCCTGGATATACGTAGAGGAGCCCATGGCCGCTATAGTCGGAGCGGAGTCTGATCCAGCCGCTATCTTGTAAAAGATAGACGCTGAGCACGAAGTACCAGCCTTCTGTATCCCTACCGACCATCCGGAAGGAGTAGAAGGCAAAGTAGCCGTGCCATGCACGTCAACCCAGCAAATAAGCAGGTTATACGCGGTTAGGCTTTCTCCCGATCCCCATGCGGGAGTAACCGCCGTGTTTGACGCGCCTAGAGATACGGCCCCGACAGAACCGACAAGTGCGTAGGCCATTGGGCTACCTCTTTCCGAGGCGCAGCACTAGCTGCGCCTCTGCCCAATGGCTTACAACTTGAAGATTCTGTTCGAACCCGAGTCGAAGGTGATGGTGATGTCTCCGCCGTTTGGCGTTACAGGAAGCCCTGTGGCGTTGTCGATATATGCGATCAGACGCTGAGCGCTCGACGCTACATCGCTTCCGCCCGTTACTGCGCTCGACTGGTAGATGATTAGGTACGGGCAAGCCGCACCGGCGCCTACCGCTGAGAACGTAAAGTCGGCTGCGTCTGCAACGCCGTTGGTAACTGTCTTCGTGCCAAGAGCCGCGCTAGTAGCTACAGCCGTGTTTCCCGTAAGGTCAGAAACGAACTTGTGCGAAGCGCTGAACGTGTAGCCGCGACCCAGCATTACCTTGATAACTGCTGTGTCCCAATCGATTTCTCCGGCGAGGAATCCCTCGCGGCCCGGATCGAACAATACTGCCTGTGTCATTTTAAGCTCCTTTGAGCGATCAAGCCGCTCCCTTTACCATTGAAAGGCGCACCTGAGCGCCAAGCTGACGGGAGAGTGCAGAGATATTATCCTCTGTTCCGTAGAAGTTTTGAATAGGCATATTGACAACTACTTGAGCGCCACCGAGTCCGCCGACCGGAATTACCCGCTCGCCAGCCTGTAGCATTGTAAGAACATCTTCGCCTTGAGCACCTGGAACAATACCTCCCGAGTGTAGACGAGGAATGTACCCCAAGCCAAGACCATTCCAGTCCATATCTACGGGTCCAGCATGAATGTGAACCTGAATGGCGTCCATGGCCCCGATGGCGCCGTTCACGATGTCTATCACCGTGTTTATAACTGACTTGATGATGCCGCCTATCGTACCGAACACCTTTCCGACAATGTCCGCTATCCCACGAAACACATCGCCCAGTACGCCCAAAGCATTCTTGGCGATATCAAATTCCGTGATCCAGATGCCAATCACCGTCTTAATAACGGTAGCGATAGAGTCCCAGACGGTCTTGAATATGGGAAGGACGGCCTTAACGGCGTCTCCGATTCCCCTAAATATGGAGGTAGCGATAGGGCCAATCTTTTCGAAGACCGGCTGCAGGCCCTTTGCTATCGTCTGTATTACTGGCTGGACGGCAACGTATGTCTGTGATAGCCAATCAACAACGGTGGAAAAAGCGTCAGCGAGAATAGGTATTACGACCTGCGATACCTGATCAATGATCGCCCCGACCTTAACCATGCTGTCGTGCACCTTCTCATTCGACACGGCCAGCTTTCCGGTGTTCGTTTCAGCCCACGTATCTGCCGATCCGGCTACGTTATTTTGAATCGCGTCAAGAAGCTCTGCGCCGGTCTTGGCTCCCGCCACGTCGATACCAAGAGCCTTAAGCGCCTTGCCGTTCCCCTCGTGAGCCTTCGTGACGATATCGACAGCAGTGGCAAGATCGATTCCCTTGGCGCGTGCTAGGTCTTCGGCTAGGGAAATCATGTTCTGAGCTTGGGCTACGTCGTGCGTTACGCCGACTGTTTGCTCCATGCCCTTTCGAACGTCTTCCATTGAGAAGCCGAGGTCTGCCTGAGCAGCCGCGAAAGCCTCTATTGACGCTGTGCTTCCGTCCCAGTTAGGAACGTTGTTCTTAAGCGCCTTACTCATCAGAGCCTGAGACTCCTGATCGTCCTTGAACGCCTGATCCGCTTCGCCCAGCTTGCTGACAGCCATGCCTACGGCATCGGTGAGCAGGTTGAATCCAGCCTGTCCAATTCCCTGAGCGATGCCGGTACCAACCGACTTCAGCCTTCCGCCCATCCCCTCAGCGCTAGCCGTAGCCTGAGAAGTGGCCTTAGAGAACTTGGTGGCGTCCCCAACTATCTCAATGATTATCTGGCGGCCCATCAGATGCCGTCCTTCGTGTCGAACCCGGCGTCCTTAGCGACCGTCTGGACTGCCTTATCAACCTCAGAAGATATGTATTCCTTCGACTCGGCTATAGCCGGATAGAGGAACCTTCCGCCCTTAACGATTGGTCGAACAACGCCTCCGCCGAATCCGTTGTGCCCGCTAGCCGCGTGGCCCTTGCCCGTGGTTCCACCGAAGTCCAACCACGGGTAGTAGTCGGCCTTAACGCCTCTCCACGGAGTACCACCATCAGGGAAGGCGATGCCAGCCCCCTTAGCCGTGGCACGTGGCTTAAGGGAGCTGGCTGCTGTACCGGACTGGAACGGCATCTTCTGTTGAGCTATCCCAACAACGTGGTCGGCTACGGCCTTCAGCGATAGGCGCATTTCCTTGCTCAACGTTGAGTCCACAGCCTTAAAGGCTGTGGATAGCTCACGTATTCCAAGTACCTTGACGCCTACGTCCATTGTCATTTGATCCTAGCCTCTGCGGCCTTTACCGCTAGATCGTGCTGTGCATTTCGATAAACGAAGAATGCTCGCCACTTCAGATATTCGTCGTTTCCCATTCGACTGTGCAATTCGTAGATTGTCAGACCAAGTTCACTAGCCAAGTAGAAGTCGAATGGGTCTAGGAACCCTTCCATTAAGTCTCGTTCGTGGCGGTGCTGTCGTTTGGGACCTTGCCGTCCTTATCAGGCTTAGTCATACCCGACAGGACTAGAATTGAGTCAACTAGCAGTCCAGCGGTCTTTAGGTCCGTGGATGCCCGCCAAGCCCTAGCTTCGTCAACGGTGCAACCTACGCCACAGGATAGGATGAAGTTTTCAGCCTCATCCTCATTCCCGACGTAAGAGTGAACCTTTAGGGCCTCAGATCGGCTGAGAGAGCGGTACTCGACCCTCTCTCCACCGATTTCTAACGAGTCATTAGGTAGCTGTACGACTGGTAGTGCCATTCCAATCTCCAATTACTGAGTAGTCGGCGTTACTGCACCCGTGACAAGCAGTGAAGCGCTGAAAGTTACGACGCCACCAACAGGGCTGTCTTCCGTGTAGTTGGTCACGATGGCGTTGAATGAGTTGGTTCGCTGACCCGTCAACGTTCCACCCGGCTTGTGGACTACAGCAACCGGAGCACCACCTGTAATACAGGCAAAGATCGCAGATGCGGGTCCTGTTGAAGCCGTAGGATCGTAGTCACCCTTAAGGGTCATCTTGGCTCCCGGAAGACCGGCGATAGCCGACTTCCAAGTGCTTCCAAAGGTGGTTGTGTCGGCTGTATCTACGTCAATCGCAAGAGACAGATCGTCACAGAAGGTTGATAGATCAACAGAGTTGATTGTTACTGACGCGTTCTTTCCGTGGCGGAAGGCCATTTCAATACTCCTTAGGTGTTGCGCGCATACGCTAGGGCGAACGTCAGCGAATCGGACGCTGACCCGCCTGTTCTTGTAGCTACATATCGGACGTGACGGCGCAAAGCCGTCGTTCTTCCGGCAGAGTTGAGGCGCTGTGAAGTTGCGTTAGTAGCAGCGCTAAACGCCGCGCCCGTTACGTCGGCCCAATCGGTGGTCGCGGCATCCTGCAACTTAACAACCCACGATCCGCCCGTTACGCCCATGACGTGAAGGTGAGCGGTCCATCCAGTCGCACTCGCAGACCCATCGTCCTTGTCAGCGCCAGTAGTCGTGTCCGTATCTGCGCCAGCTACGTGCAGCAGATACCCGGCGCCTACTGATCCAAACGCTAACGCCGACCAGTCCGCGCCGACGACTCCACCCACCGGGCTGGACTCCACATAAGAAGTGGTTCCTACCAGAATCAGTCGCGCTTGATCACCGACAGCGAGCAGACCCGCTGGCCCTATCGTCAACACATCGCCGCCATCTGCCAAAGTAGCGGGAAGAGCGGTAAAGGTAGGATCGTATAGGCCCTTTAGAGTTACCTTTGACGTAACCGCACCGGGTATAGCGGACTTCCAAGTAGAGCCGAACGTAGTGGTATCGGCTGTATCCACGTCGGCAGAAAAGCTTAGATCAGTAAAGTACGTGCTGATGTCAGCCGAACCCAGCAGCACTGTCGCCTTGGAACCATGCTTGGCTGTCATGCCAACACCTCAACGTCGAATTTCACTGAAAGATAGCTTACGCCAACTATATTTACTTCCTCAATAGTAGCGTCGGTTACTCGTACGTCACCGAAGTCGTGATTTCCATCTAGGACTGCTTTGACGCTAACGGCGTCAGAAAGAATGTCCGAGAGTAGGTTACGAACCTCTAGGCGTCCTGCGGGTCCAGCAACGAACCAGACGGGAAGCTCAACGGTGTCCCCGCCGCGCCTAAATGTCAGGTCAAAGTCGATCTTCGTTGGGTATCCAACGACTACACACGGAATAGTCACTGACTGCGCAGGCCATGCGTATGTGTTGTCAGCTAGCTCTGAGCACAGCGAAGCCAACCCGTCCATTATGCGGGCCATCTTTGACTGGCCCGGAAGCCTCAAATCTCCGAACGCTTCTTGAGAACCGATGCCGGTCATGTTAATCACACGGCACCCCAGTTCTTCTTGAACGCGCCCACCATAAGGGCAACGTCAGGGTCCAACTTGCTAAGAAGCCTGATTTCATTTCCCATCTCAGGGCTACCAGCTACCCCAAACGCCGCATCACGACGCTTTAGGAAGCGAGCCGCTTGCATGAGATTCGCATTAACGATGGTGCTAGGTACTGCAGCCCAGCCCCACTTAGCCGTGATCAGTACCGACTCGTCATAGACGGGAGGATATATCCCCGCATCGAATATGACCTGTGTGAATGGCATCCCACGGCTGACAGCGTTAGTTGGTCCAACACGAAAGCCCGTTATTTGATCCGTATAGTCTCCGTCTCCCGTGCTGTCAAACTTAAGTTCGGTTATAGACGCCCCGTCAGCCAAATCGTCAATATCCATGACGTAGTGACGATACCAAGTGTATGGATAACGGCTAAGAGCGTATGGATAGGAGGATGAAATATAGTCAAGCGGGTTGTATCCCGGCAGTGTCGTAGGGGTAAACACGCGATCCGTGGCTACATCCGAAGCAACTTTAAACGAACGACCACACGCCCTGTCTATAGCCCTAGCCGCCGACTCAAGAGCAAGCGTCTCTAGTGCAGTATCAGGATCGTCGGAGTCGTCAATAACAGCAGCAGCCCGTAGGTACTGTCGGAATGTCGCAAGATCAGCGTACGCGTCTACCATGATCTGTAATCCTTAGTAGGGTGTTGGGAGAGCAGCGGAGGAGATCGCAGCTCTCCCATACCCAAGGAAATTTACGTGGTTCCCTCAAGCTTCTTGACAGCGTTCGCGTTCTGAATCGTCCCGTCCATACGTGCCCATGCGTCATAGACGATGTAGCCCGTCTGGCTGTACGGGTTGACAAGAATCTGAACGTCCTTCACGCGACGCACGATGTACGCCTCACGAAGGTCGCCAAAAGCTGCGAAGTTGACCTGATTGGACTTGCTGAAAGCTGCCTGATCAATTACGACCGGATAGCCAAGAACGCTCTTGACTTGAATCGAACCCATCAGCCCGTTGAGGGATGACTGCATGATCGGGCGGCTGTTGGAGTCAACGAGCATCTCCAGAATGGCTGCAGTTGCGTCGTTGAAAATCCACTTAGCAGACGGGCGGTATGCCGGGTCCAGAGAGTGAACAAGGTCGTTAAGCTTCTGAATCGTGATCGCGTCTCCACCGGCTAGCGCCACGTCGCCCGTGTGGGTTCCGTAGAGAAGGCCAAGAGGAGCGCCAGAGCCGCTGCCCTGCATGAGGTCAACAGCCTGCTTACGAGCGATGCGGGTTCCGAGTGCGCGAGCAACAAAGGCAGCAACGTCAAACGCGCTGTCCTGAAGAAGCTCAAACGAAACCTTGAGAGGAGCATTTCCGGTACCCGTGGCCGCGTAGCGATACGCACCCATCGTGACAGTACCGAATACGATATCAGCGCCAGCCGCCGATGTTCCACCCTCAGAAACGACGTCAGCCCGCGTTGCAGACGTGTCGTCTACAGTCGGCCACTCGATTGGGTTTCCGCTGCCGGTGTCAAGAGTCTCAGCTTCCTGAGCCAACCCACCGAACGCAACCAAACGCTCAGTCAGCTTCGTACGGAATCCGGGCGGAACTAGATAGCCACCACCTGCGTTAGACCCTTCGGTCTGTGCGTACAGGTGAGCGATATCCATGTTCTTCTGGCCCGTGCGGAGATACTGGTTAAAAGCAAACTCAAGAGCTTCGTCGCCCTTAGGAGAAGCTGCGATCAGAGCCGGGAAGCCGACGATAGGAGTCTTGTAGGCATCCTGGCGAGAGTGAAGCTCTGCCGTCTTCTGGACGCCCTTAAGCTCAGCCTCAAGGCCCTCATACGTTGTAACTTCCTCATCCGAAAGAGCACGAGTCTCGGACTCAGACAGATCAACGATTGCCTGCATTGCCTGCATGATTTCAGTTGGAGTGCGCATCATTGATTACCTTTCTAGTGCCCTGTGACGGGCCTTAACTGCCTGTGATGCGGCTGTTTCACCGTCAAAGGCTCGACTATGTAGTTCTACCGAAGTGCCGCCGAACGCGGGAAGACTGACCGGGCTAATGTCAAACAATTCACTGACGCTCGTGTGGGTCATTACTTGCTTGCCATCCTCCGCCCTAGACATCTTGTACTTGCCGGGGAATACTCCGAAGCTCATTTCATTCAGATCGCCCCGTGCAATTAGTGCCTTCATATCTTCCGCGTATGATGTAGCGGGTAGATCGATGGCATAGTGCAAGCCGTCAGGTTCAGCGCTAAGACGGACAGTACCCGCCTTCTCACGACCTAAAAGCATATCCGTGTTGTGGTTGACGAAGGCGCGTACGTCAGACTTACGCAGAGCGCTATCAAACGCGCCCTGTGCAAACTCAACGTACCGCTGTCCCACCAACGCACGCTGACCAAAGGCATGAGCTACGCCTTGCAACGTATTTCCTACCATGCTGCCGGTAGCGGCAAACGTCACCCTTTCCATTAGAGTGCCAGCAGAATTGCAGCCCACTCAACGTCAGTGCTGGCGTTGTCGCCAGTGGCAGTAACGCGAATGAACGGCTTAGCCGGGTTTCTCTTGACAGAAACTGCCAGAACGCCGTCAGCCGTAACCTTAGCAAGGCTGCCCGACGTGGTAGCTGCGGTGTACGTGCCATTAGTGGTAGCTGACTCAGTTACCGAGTAGGTGACACCATTGGATGTAACTGCCGTCGAAATTACAAGCAGAAGAGCGTGACGACCAATAGTCGTAAGATCAAAGCCCGTAGATGCCGAAGGGGCAACAACCGGCGTTGTGTTGGTGGTGTGGGTAGGCTTGATTACGTGCGCGGCCGTAATACCAGATTCAAACCCTAAAATGCGAACAGTATCGCTCATTTCATTTGTGCTCCCATGTTGTCATTTGGAGGGGCTACAGGTGCCGGAGGAGCCAATTCTGCCTTCTGTTCCGGCGTAAGCGGAGGAAGGTTCCGGATGGCTCTAGCTTCGTCCTTCGTTAAAATACCGGCCGTTACCTGAGCAATTAGAAGGTTGATTTCCTCCGCAGGCGACCCCTGTAAAAGCCCCGTATAGTCAAACTCTGCAAATACGCCAGGCGGCAATACCTGTGATAGTACGGACTCAATGCGTGAAGTCCATCCCATAAGGGTGTATCTAGACAGACCCACGTTCTGCTCAGCTATTCCGGTTCCCCATGAAGTCTGCTTCTCTGTAGCCATCAGGAGGTGCGGTGGAACGCCATACATGCGAGCCACCTCCTCAACTTGGAAGGCTCTGGAAGCCAGAAATTCTGCATCGGCGTTCGTCATCGCCCAAGGAGTAAACTTCAATGAGCGATTGACGAACGCGATGTCACCGGCGTGCTCAGCGCCCGCCATCTTGGACCGAAGCGATTCCTTGATTACTTTCGCTTCCTCACCGTCTACATCCTCTTCGGTAGTCACCAGTCCAGAAATGAGCGACCCGGACGTAAAGGCGCGGTTAGCGGCCAATTCGCCTGCCTTGCTCGTCTGAAGCGACTGGCGGAACAGCGATAGTGGAGATATACCACGTAGGCCATCCATACTCATGCCGAGTACTTGGTAGACCTCGCCAGAGGCGTAATCGACCCCAGCGCCATCAGACAGCATTACGTGGAACGTCTTATCTGCTCCGTCCCAATGAACCCTGCTGACCGCCAGTGGGTGAATTGGCCATAGGCCGATCAATTCACCAGCCTCATTCGTTACAGTCTTCAGGTACGCCTCTGCGTGATTAAGAAGGTGTAGGACAATCGTTTCCATCCAGCTGAACTTGGACAGGTCGTACGGTCCACAGGGACTTTCCGATAGGAAGTGCGGTATCTGATGCCTAAGGCCCATAGACGCAGTAGCGGCTGCAAACTCCGAGGGAGTAGCAGCCGCTGACGGACCGGCGTATACCTTGAGTGGAAGCCCAGCGATGGTAGACGAGATAAGAGACTGCGCCCTGTAGACGGCTGTAAGCGTTAAAGCCTGTTGCTCTGTAATCTCCGCTCCCCACACGCCAGCCATGCCCAGGAATTCGGCAAGCGCTGGATCGGAAATAGAGTACTGTGGCTGAGCGTCAAAAAGCTTAGCAGAGCCCTTTGCCGTCTTATGATCTCGTTTTGCCACTTGACGCCTCGATTAATGGCATATTCCGAATAATATGTGTCCATTAAGCGAATGTCAATACTACAAAACAACAACAGCTGACCTATTTCGCTTATGCTGCGCACGATCAACGGCAAGAGCAAGAGCTATGCAAGCGTCTATACGTCCACGACTCTTGCCCTTTGATAATGTGAACCCACGTTCGTTCAGGCGCGGTACCGCGTTCAGTATCTGGTGAGTGAATTGCTCATCCGATCCGTGAGTTATCTGTGCATTTCGGATCAATTCATAGAGTGATCCAACCGCAGGAGTCATCCGCTCGACAGACTGCGGAATTTCCACCAATGGCAGCCCTTCGTCGTATAGCATTTTCGCTGGAACGTCAAAGAAGCGAGGATCGAAGGAAATTGCTCCGACCTTGAATTTCGTGCCAAGGACTCGCAGATAGGCCATGATGTCAGTAACGTCTACAGGCTCATCTGCAGTTGGAAGCCAAATCTTGGACTCGGCGTGGAGTCGCCCGTCTGGTCGATACTGGACAGCAACCACAGCTGATGAGTCGCGTTTGATACCAACGTCCACTCCAACCCACGTCGGCTCACCAATCTTCAACGTGTAGCTATCCTGAGTCAGATTCCACACAGAGCGCCCATCCGACCCTAGCCACGACTCCACGCCGTCAACCCACTGTCCAAGGCGGAATACTCGGAAGTGCGACTCTGGCACTAGCGCAAGAGCCGACTCAAGCGCAGACTCACGCAGGAAGCCCGCTACCATCGCAGGATTGGCCTTGCGCCACTGATCCCTGTCATCTATAGCACAGGCAGGGTCAGCCGCGTATTCCTTGTAGACAAGGCCAGTTATGGCCCTGCCGTTCATCACAAGCTCCCTGATGCCCCACAAGGCGTTGTCACGATCAAGACCCGGAGTACCCGTTCCCCAGATAAGTGAACGTGAGCGCTTGCCTGATGCGAGTAGGAGAGAAGACCACACCTCTGGAGACTGGAAGCCCAGTTCGTCCACAATCGCAAAAGAAGGGTCAAGACCCTGCAACCCATTGATGTCGTTAGAGATAGGGAACATGATCCCTTCGTTACTAGGAACCGATATACGCGGCGTCGTAACGCCAGTGAAGTTGAGCGAGCGATCCGCTAGCTCGGGTTCGTTCTGAATCATGGATGCCGCGACGCCATAAACGGACTTGATCGCCTGTCCAATGGTCGTTGCGATGATTGGAACCTGCGGAGCGCCTGTCTCATCCTCATCGAACGTAGCCCACACAGCGACCGCGCCGCCGAATGTGGACTTGCCGTTACCTCTCGGAGTAGGAAACACCGCTGAACTGATGCCACTGGCCAAAGCCTGCTCTAGCCATTCCTTCTGGTAGTCAGCTAGCCGCATTGGCTTGCCATAACCCTCGCCCTTTGGCGAGCGTAAGTACTTCTCGATAAAGCGAATTGCTCTACCGTGACGCGTTGTCTTGCGCCAAGTGGTCCAAGGACCTTTAGTTGTGTTTCTAATGCGCCTTGAGGCGTTTCCTGCTCCGGTTGTTGGCATAGGTCAACTCATTTTATAGGGGTGCAAAACGTGGACGGGGGTGAAGGCGGCTAGAATACCCAAACTTTTCTTGCTGAGTTACAGCTTCTATGCGCTGGTTTGATGTTGGACGGGTCATTGGTCCCACCATTGACCAACTCAATCACATGGTCGCGCGTATCAGCGCCGTCCCTGCCGCATATCCAACACGTGCCACCTAGGGGTATAGAACGATACGTAATATCACGGTATGCCCTCCGATATGGGTTGGCATTGCGCACTTGTTGTGCATATGCAGCACACACAGCACACCTAGTACCTAAGGTACTAGGTGTGCCGCATGTAAGGCATGCAGTCGGTACTCGGCTCATTAACACTTGCCGTCCATATCAACGATGTTGCCATGCCCGTCAATAAACAGGTCGGGATATAGCGAATTAGGCATGAAGTACTGATCCGCACAGGGAATGTCGCCCATGAAACTGTGCATGATCGAGTGCGATGCGTAACAGGAGCGTAACAGCTGCGAAGCACCGCATGAGCAAGACCACGGCTCAGGATCGGCGGGCCAGTACAGACGATGGACGATTCCGGTTAGCGGTTCAGTTACTACGTACATTTCTTTCTCCTCAATGCGCTGTAAGGAAGTAGCCGATTGCGGCACCACAAACGATGCCGATTAGAGCATTTCCCAAAAGCCACCAGATGTAAAACCGATTGTAGCGAGTCATTTTTCCCTCGATTCGGTGTAGTTGTGTAACACCACCGTCCTATACTTGACGGTGGTGTTACGCAGCCGCTTCGCACGTGTGTAACAGTTGCATAACACATTTGAAACACTTTTCGTGCTCGTGCGTAACAGATGCGTAACAGTCCACCTAATTTCCAGAATTTGCGTTGTGTAACACTAGCCACTTTACCTTTTTCTGCGAACGATCGGCCATGAACTGCTTTCCTTCGCCTCGATTCAAAATCGTCCTGACTGTTGCGGGCTTTGTTTCGCGCTGCCCATCGGCTAGGTTGCTATTAAGCTGAGCCGCTATCTCTTCAGGCGTACTCGGCCCAAGAAACTCTATAACGTCCCCTATGCGCGTCGATAGAACCAATGCGTAGGGTGTTTCTACAACTGCCATAAGCTGCTTGTTTTCCCAAACTAGCTCTACTCGCTGTGGCGCTGTTGGTGCGTAGTTGTTGTTCTTGCGCTGAGTCAGAACCTTGATGCCGTCTTCCTTATCCTCAATCGACCACATCAATCGACAAAGATTCTTGTGGAAGGCTGAGCCGAACGGAGACGAGTGATCGCCCGCACGATTCACGTGAGCGAGAGACAACGCTGGCTTACCGATGTAAATCAACGCTGCAGCATACTTGCGTGCACCCTCTGGCGAGGCGTAGTCGCTATCGCCGAGTGCCGGAATCATTGAGTCGATAACGAGATAGTCGATTGCGTACGCTTCGACTTCGGCCTTGATCGCGTCCTGAGC